TTCCTTACTAATTCTTGCAAGCTATATATGTCTTTTTCGTAGCTCAAAATTGGGCTAACAATTTCTACGCTATATTCTCTTCCAGCAGAAGTTTTTCTTCCGTTTATTTTCCTTTGGCATCTTAGGCTGCCGTCATAAACTATGGCCCAAATCCTTCCGTCTGGTGCTACTACTTGGTAGTTAAGTCCACTTAGGCCTTGGAGTTCTCCTCCTAGGTGTTCTTCAATTATTTCTGCAGCTTTCTTCCTAGTTATTCCTGTAAGCTCAATTTCAATTCCAAAGTTCCTTGTAAGCATTCTAATCATCACCTTTCTGTGTGTTTTTGTTACATACATATATCACTCAGAAAGGGATTAATAGCAAGTACTATCTTTCACTATAAATACAGTATTTTCAAGGGTTTAAGCATATTCTTAACCTTCAACTTTTCTATACTTGTCTTCACCAAAGACAAGGCCAAGAGAGCTGCCCTTATCCCAATGAACATGGATGGTTCCTAAGTCATCTATAAAGGCAACTGTTCCCTTGTCACCAGGATGCAAAGTAGAGTAGGGGTCATCCATTTTTATAAGGGCCAATCTAGTACCTTGAGGATATTCGACTTTTAATTTTTTTAAGATTTCCTTGTGTATTTCTTTCATTGGTTTATAGCCTCCTTATTGGCTGGTGGCCCATTTCTAAAGGCAGAGTTTCCAGAAAGGTTTTCTAACAACTCCTTTCTAGCTTCCTTGTACTCATCGCCAACCATGCCAAGTCTCATAAGCCAGGTTCTAAAGGCGTACTTTTCATTATCTGTAATTGTAGGTTTTGGAGAAGCATACCTCAGCTCTTTGGATTTTTCATTTAAAAGTCCAAAGAATATAGAAACAGTTCTTGCCAAGTCAGTATTTAGGATGAATGAAATATTTTCATTGTCCATTTTAATATTCTCAGATGTAAGAGCCTCTTTAAATTCATTCAAATCTTCTGCAGTATTAAGTTTTTCTGTCACTTCTTCTTCAATAAGGGTTTTATCCAGCTTAAAAGAATTTTTTATAAGAACTTGCTTGCTAGAAACCATATTTATAAGAGTTTTTAGGCTGCCAAGAGAATGACCTTCTAGGGGAAGAACAATTTCCACTCTTTCTATTTCCATTACTTCTTCAGTTAACGGATCTGGCTTAATTATTTCATCTAATTTCACTTCATCACCTGCCTTATTAAGAATTTTTCCCTCTCTACTTATAGTAAAGTCCCCAATTTGGTAAGCAAAGCTTGGAACTCCCAGGTACTTTGCCTTAATTCCAAGGTGCTCACTTAAAACTTTAACCAATTCTTTTCTATCCATTAAAAATCCCTCCTTTGATGTAGTACTACATATATCACTCAGAAGGGGAGAAATAGCAAGTTGTATTTAAAATAGGGCCAAGGGTTCATACCTATATTTTTTTATAAAGCCTGTGTGGGCAAACTGTGGCCACGTATTTTAAGCCTTTTCTTCATTTATTGCATTTTTAATAGATAGTCCCACTTCATAGGCTACATTTGCAGTTACTGCATTGCCAGCCTGTTTATATAATTGGGAATCAGAGTTTAAATCCTTAATCTTATCAAATAGATTATCTGGAAAGCCCTGTAGCCTAAAACATTCCCTGGGGGTAAGCCTTCTAATCCTGGAATTTTCAGTTAGAGTTCCTTGCATACAGGATGTATCTAAAGTTTGTGATACACCTTTTCCAACTCTACCTCTTCTTGTTTTACTCTTTGGATAGGCTAGACTTATGCCATCTCCAAGACTTGCTTCATCATAACCTTTTTTAGTTCCATTTCTAACCTTGATTGTAGGGCTTTCTAAAACCGCACTATTAGAAGCTGTCCGGTTTACGATTCCTGCAGTATACCTAGAAGTTATACACCTTGAGTTCTTAGTAATTTTGGTTTTTTTAGAAGATTGGTCAATAAAATAAAGGCCAGTTTTACCTCCCCAACCACCACCATTTCCAGTAAGGGTACAAGATATCCCTTTAGGATCTAGAATCCTATTTCCTTGACAGCCTCCTACAACTTGCTTAATAGCTGATTGGTTTTCTCCTGTGATAGGTAGTATTTTTCGTCTACCTCTGCTTCTAAGATATCCAATAAGGAATACTCTCTCTCGATTTTGGGGGACTCCAAAGTCTTTAGAGTTAAGCACTTGCCAGATTCCATCATACCCAGCTTGGGATATTTGATGGAGATACTCTGTAAAGTCGAATCCTCTATGACTTGATAAAAGTCCTTTAACATTTTCAAGGACAAGGTATGTGGGTTTATCTTTTTCATCTTTGCCCTTGAGGAGTTCAATGAGTTTAAAAAAGAGACCACTTCGGTCTCCTGATAATCCCTTTCTTGCTCCTGCAATTGAAACATCCTGGCAAGGTGTTCCTCCACACCAAATATCTGTGTAGGGGATGTCTTCAGATTTGATTGTATTAATGTCATCTCTATACCATTCCTCCTCAGTATTAAATATGGCTCTATAAGATTTAACAGCATATTTATCATTCTCACAAAAACCTATACATTTAAAACCTGCTTGTTCAAAGCCTAATCTAAAGCCACCAACACCTGCAAAGAAGTCTATAAAGGTTAATTCTTTATTATTATTCACCTGAAATACCTTCGACATCTTTATATCTATAACGGGCACCATCCCGTAGAAGAAACACACCATCGGAACTACCAACTTGTTCAATATATCTTTTTACAATTACATCTGTATATTTTTCATCAAGTTCTATGGTGTTGCATATTCTATCTGTTTGCTCACATGCAATAAGGGTAGAACCCGAGCCGCCAAATGGATCAAGTATAATAGAATTAGTTAAACTTGAATTTAAAATAGGGTAGGCTACAAGTGCTACTGGTTTCATTGTTGGGTGGTCTTTATTCCTTTTTGGTTTTTCAAATTCCCATATAGTTGTTTGCTTTCTGTCGGAATACCAGTTGTGCTTACCTTTCTTTTTCCAGCCAAAGAGAACAGGCTCATGTTGCCACTGGTAAGGAGACCGCCCTAAAACAAGGGATCCTTTTTTCCAGATACAAGTTCCAGATAAATATAAACCAGCATCTGAGAAAGCCTTCCTAAAATTAAGTCCTTCAGTATCAGCATGGAAGACATAGATAGAGGCATCCTTAGCCATAGCAGTTTCCATTTCTTGAAAAGAAGAAAGGAGGAAGTCGTAGAAGGCTTGGTTTTCCATATTATCATTTTTAATCTTTCCAGCAGTCCCTTCATAGTTAACATTATAGGGTGGGTCGGTCACTGTTAAGTTAGCAAACTTTCCATCCATTAATATTTCATAAGATTTCTTCTTGGTTGAATCACCACATAAAAGCCTATGCCTACCTAGCAACCATAAATCGCCAAGTTTCGACAAGGCAGGTTTCTTTAATTCTTCTTCAACATCAAAATCATCTTCTTTAATATTATCCTTTAGAGAATCTTTAAAAAGATCATCTAGTTCTGCAGGGTCAAAACCAGTAAGAGAGACATTAAAGTCTACACCTTGCAAATCTTCAATTAAGAGCATTAATTTATCTTTGTCCCAATCGCCGCTGACTTTGTTAAGGGCAACATTTAAAGCCTTCTCATTTTCTTCATCCATATCCACTACCACACAGTCAATTTCTTTTTTGCCCATTTCTACTAAAACCTTGTATCTTTGATGGCCACCAATAATATGACCTGTCCTTTTATTCCAAAGAACAGGCTCAACATAACCAAAGGTTAGAATAGAGTTTTTTAGTTTTTCATACTCAGGATCTCCAGGTTTGAGATCTTTTCTTGGATTATAGGGAGCAGGATTTAATTTATCTATTTTAATTTTCTCTATCTGCATATTTTCCCACCGCCTTTTTAAATTCATCATATTTATCTACATTCTCCCAAGGAAGGAGGGGAGAGTTAAAGTGTCCATAGGTTGCAGTATCAGAATAATGTACATCTCTAAGTCTTAGATTTTCTATAATAGCAGCAGGCTTTAAATTAAATACATCCTTACAAGCCTTGGTTAATACTTCATCTGAAACTTTACCAGTCCCAAATGTATTAATAGAAAATGCTATAGGATTTGCCTTACCAATGGCATAAGAAAGAGCGACTTCACATTTATCTGCAAAATCGCTCCATATTATATGTTTAGCTATATATCTGGCCATATAGGCTCCACTCCTATCAACTTTAGTTGGGTCTTTTCCAGAGAGGGCACCGCCACCATGGGAGGTAAGTCCCCCGTAGGTATCAACCATTAGCTTTCTTCCTGTTAAGCCTGTATCAGCAGTAGGCCCACCAATAACAAATCTGCCAGAAGGATTTATAAGAATTTCTGTATCTCCATCAAAAGGAAAATCTTCAAAAGCAGGGTAGAGTATATGATATAAAATTTCCTTTTTTAATTCCTCATAAGATTTATCTTTATGGTGATGAATAGAAACAACTATAGTTTCTATGCTTGCTGGTTTTTCCTTTTCATATTCTATAGTGACTTGTGCCTTGCCATCAGGAAAGATTCCTTTTATTAATTTATCCTTTCTTGCCTTATCAAGTCTTCTTACAATTCTATGAGATAGAAGAAGGGGGAGAGGAAGCATCTCCTTAGTTTCATTTGTTGCATAGCCATACATAGTGCCTTGGTCGCCTGCACCAATTAAGCTGTAGGGATCATTTTCTCCATTTCTTATTTCAAGGGAACTGTCCACACCAGATGCAATATCTGAAGATTGAGTATTTAAAAATACATGAATTGAGAAGTTTCTAGGATTATATCCTACTTCCTTCAAAGTTCTTCTAACAATATACTTAATATCTAGCTTTTCGCTACAGGTGTTTTCCCCCGCCACGATTATCTTTCCCTTCGTTGCCATCACTTCACAAGCCACCCTAGAAGATTTATCCTTTCTAAAGGTTGCATCCAAAATATTATCAGAAATTAAATCACATAATTTATCAGGATGACCAATACATACACTTTCAGCAGTTAGTAATTTTTTCATTTCTACCTCCAATTATTTATTATTCCTAGCAGTAAGTAATCTTTCCATCACATTATCTTGGGGATTGGATCCACTATATTCTGCTGCAGAGTTTTCTTTAACAATTTGAAATATTTCAAGCCATAATCTGTTAGTCTGGGTCATATAGTTTTGACCCATAGCAACATAGGGACTTTGCATAGCATTTCCTGTAGTAGGGTGTTTTGCTAGAAAGCCAAATTCTGTTACAGCTTCTTCGCATTGAATCCACCTTGCCACACTCATAGCATACCTTTCTAAAAGTTGAGGGGAGACTAGGGAAGAACACCCTCTTTCATGGAGCCATTGCCAAGTTTCCCTAAAAACTTCACCTGCTAATAAGGTTTTACCATCTTTTTGAACAGCCTCCAGCATCTTATTTGGCTCTGGCATTTCTTGGCCTTGGAGGTCTGCTGCATTTTTAAATTCCATAA